TCGGGAACTCGACCTCGTCTTTGCCGACTTCCTGCTCCTGGGCCTCACCCTCGGTGGAAATCCAGTGCGCCTTGACCATCGGCTTCTTCTGGTAGACGGGCCGTTCGCCCTTGGGCAGCGTGTGCGTGGTCAGCAGCAGCGAGGAGATTTCCTTGCGCTTGATCTCCTGCTCGATGGGCGCCGCGATGGCCGCCGCCAGGGCACGCAGGCCCTCCGGCGACTCGAGCGCCTCGCTCATGAGCCGCGCCATCGTCTCCATGTACTGCTGGCTGTGGATGTTCACTTTTTGCGTCTTCATGGGGTGTGGTGTCTCCTTCCCTTAAACCAGCAGCCTGAATTTGAGGACGCCGCCGCCGACGGCGACTGCCCGCGCGATGACATGCTCGCCTGCGCCGATAACGCCGGCGGTGAGCTTGCCGCCTGCCGAGACCTTGAGGTCGTCGCCGGGGTTGATCGTCCCCTCGAAAACGTCGGTCTCGTAGACGCCGCCGTCCGTGTAGATGCCCGGCATGTCTCCCGCCTTGTAGTCCCTGATGAGAATCCCGAAGGACGGGACCGTCGGGTCGTCGTTGACGGCGAAGAGGTCGCTGCCCGCGACTTTGACGACCTGACCCAGGGCGCCTTCGCCCTGCATGTAGCCGTCGCCATAGGCCACGCCACGGTGGCACGGATTGATGAAAGCCATAGTGCTCGTTCCTTTCGTTTATTCGCCCATCAGGGCAGCTTCGCCGACACGGGTCTGGTAGGCGGCCATGAAGCCGTCGCGCAGTTGCTCCTCGAGCGTCGCCTTGCGGTCATCTACATCGCGGGGACGCACGCCGGCGTCGCTGCGCAGCGGTTCTTCGGAAGCCTTCGCCGCTTCCTTCTTCGGCTCCGGCGCGTCCTCGTGCTTGGCGTTTGCTTTGGCCTGCTTGGCCATGCGGTCGAACGCCGCCTCGGTGGCCGCGAAGGCCTCCTCGGACAGCCCGGCCAAGCGGTGAAACTCCTTCTCGCGCTCGTCGTCGGCGCCGAAATCAACACCCTGCTTTTCCAGCCGGATGATCAGCTTGCCCGCGCGCGCCTTGTTCGCGGCCGCCTGCTGTTCGCTCTCCAGTTCCTGGACGCGCTTCTGCAGCTCGGCAACCTTGGCCTTGAGCTCCTTGTTCTCCCGCTCCAACTCGGCGATACGCTTCTGCGGGTCGCCGCCGCCGCCGCCCTCGTCCCCGGCGGGATTCCGCGGTTTCTTTGCCCCTTCAATGGGCTGTTCATCCGGTTTGGTCTTGTCGTCCATCAATGGACCTCCTTGTGTTGTGGGCTGTGGGACAGGTGGGGACTCTTCTGCTCCGGACGCCAGACTCCGGTCTCCGGACTGATCACTCGCGACCTGCAGGATGCGGGCATTCTCGTCCGCGCCCTTGCGGTCGAGCAGGCCCAGCCCCGTGAACGTGACGCCGTGCAGGATTTCGTAGACGGGCTTGCCGCCCGATTCGCCGCCCTTTTGCTTGCGCAGGTGCGGGCAGTAGTCGTTCTTGGTCTTGACCCGCTTGCCGCAGATCGAGCATTCGCCTTCCTCGTAATCGCACTCCATCGAAACTTGGCTGATGATGCCCTTGCGCATGAGCTTGTGGGCCAGCCGGGCCTGCTCGCTTTCGCGGACATAGAGTTCGCCGATGCATTCGACGCGCCCGCCGGCCTCGTCTTCGAGGTAGTCCGACGCGACGATGCCGCCGACGATGTCCGAGAAGTCCTGCGAGTGTTGCAGGTCAATCTTGCGGTTGATGGCCGTGGCATGGCGCGCGGACAGTTCTTCAGGCAGGAAATGGTCGCCGTTCTTGTTGGTCCCCGTGCGGCAGAGGACGAACGCGAACTGCGGGTCGCCGTCCGGTCCTGCCTGCATCGCTTCGGCGCTCAGCGCACCCTCCTCCCGCAAGTGGATCTCCACGGGGATGGAGGTATGAAAGTTCGCGACGGCTTCGAGCGGCGTGGCTGGAACAGTAATCCCTGCCTTCGCCCCCGCGGCCTTCCGGCAGACGAACAGCCGCTCCTTGGCTTGGGAGGCCTCGCCATGGCGCGCGGTAATGTTGTAGTGGTGGTCCTTCGTCTTCATCTGGCTTTCGCGACCCAGCGACCCGATGAGCTGCTTCATCTGTTCTTCGTTCGGGTAGGCGTGGTCGCGGTAGGAGATGAGCCAGTGGCCGATGTGCCGCGCCGCCGACAGAAACCGCTGGAAAAACGCCTCGGAATTGGCTTTCGTCACCGTCTCATGGGTGATCTCATAGGATTTGACCTTTGTGTCCGCCTTGATCGTGAGCCCCTTCCAGTAGGTCATCAGGCCCTCGACGAAGTGATAGGACTTCTCGTAGTTGGTCGTGGAAAACTCCGTGGCATAGGGCGGGTCGAAGTAGACGAGATCGACGGTTACCTTCGGGAGCAGCTCGTGTGTTTCCTCGCAATGCGCCTTGCAGTCCTGGCCATTGTCGAAGACCAGCGCATTGATCCGCTCGATGTTCTTGCGCAGGCGTTCCTTGAACTGGTCCGGGGTGTCCTGGCGGCCATGTTTGGACGATGCGGAGAAATGCCCGAACCCGCCATGGGCGCTCATGCAGGTCTTGCCCAGCGCAAACAGCGCGATGTCCTTCTTGTACCCCGAAAACGCGTCGCAGTTGGCGCGGACCTGGTCGATCAGGCCATGCACCCCGTTGGCGAAGAACAGTCCCCTGAAATGGTCCCGGACAAAGCTTCCGGCCTGCCCGTTCTCGGCGAGCAGTTTGTCGATATCCTCCGTGCTGAGCCGCTCCGTGCCGTTCTCGATGATGGCGCGTGCGGCGTGATGGCAGTAGTGGAGCCGGTCGTTGGCGACCACCCGGAGCCCCTTGCTTTTGAACATGTACGCCACGACCGCCGAACCGGAGAAGGCGTCCAGCGTCGACTTCACATCCTGCGGCGTGTTCCGCCAGATCCAGTCCACCAGTTTCTGCTTCGACCCGATGTAGTTGGTGATGTACTTCGGCCGTTTGTCCGGCGGGAGTTCGCCCTGCTCTTCGGCCTTGTCATCGCCGGGCTCGGGCTTTTCGGACTCCGGCTCCGTCTCTTTCTTGTCCCCGGCGTCCGCGGCGGGCGGTTCCTCGCCCGATTCGCCCGTCGCCGACATCGCCTCAGCGGCCAGATGAAACTCGGCCTCCGCTTCCAGCAGAAATTCCAGGCGCTCCAGATCGGTGGCGAACACTTCCATGCAGTCCTCCCGCGTCGGTAACCGGACGGCCCGCGCCACCATGGCGAGGGGATACCCGTCAACGGTTATTTACCGGAAGGGTTGGGAAAGTGTCGGGGCATTCTGGTTCTGCCGACCGCTTCTGGTGTCGAACGTTTGTTTGCGCCTGTCCCGAATAATAGGTATAATTCGGGACAAGAAAGAGGGGCTGTGCCATGGAAACGGCGGAGCAGAGAATACTGGGGCGGATTCGAGGCGCACAGAAGGGGACCGCCTTCACGGCCAAAGACTTCCTTGACCTGGCCAGCTATGAGGCTGCAAAGAAGAGCCTGCTTCGGCTGACCAACGCCGGAACGCTCCGCCGTGTTCTGCGCGGCGTGTATGATCACCCCGCACATAGCTCCGTGCGAAAAGGTCCCGCCAGTCCCAACCCAGATGCCATCGCTCGCGCCATAGCCCGCGCACATGGTTGGACTCTGGTTCCTGACGGAGACACCGCCCTGAATCTGCTGGGACTCTCCACACAGGTCCCCGCCCAATGGCAGTACTACAGTGACGGCCCGACCAAGCGCTACGAGTGGGACGGCGGAAGCATCTTGCTGAAACAGCGCGCCACCAAAGAAACGACCGGGTTGTCGCCGCAAACGGCCCTCGTTGTCCAGGCGCTTAAAACGCTCGGCAAAGAGAGGGCAGACGACGAGATTCTTGATGTGCTTCGCGCCAGGCTGACGCGTGAGGACTGCGCACGCGCCATGCGCGAATCGCGCTACGCCACCACATGGGTCCACGAGTTTATCAAGCGCCTGGCCGGGGAGGAGAATGCTTCGCATGCGTAGAATCGCGCAAGAACCGGATGAACTGCGTCGCGACCTGTTTCAAGAAACGGCTGCAGCCATGCGGGTGTATCCGGCGATAGCCTTGAACAGCGCATCAACGCGCTTGATTCGTCTTTCCGGCTTCCTTGAGTACAAACTCCCTCAATGCCTCGGATGAGCGATACGCTGACGTCTCCATAATCTCTAGAAACATTCCGTCATAGGGCGACCGGGACTGGCGATGATATTCGAGGAAGTCGTCGGACAGGGTGGTCACATCGTTTTCGACCAGGCGGTTGATCACCCAGTTGGCCTCCTCTTTGCGCGCGAGGACCAGCGGATCGCGGCTGTCGATGTAGAACATCTCGATATCCAGGCCTGGCCCTGGACCCTGGACCCAGACGCCAACGGGTTCATAGACGGGTTGGCCGTTCTTGTCTTCGCGGAGGACCATGTCGATCATGTAGCGGAGTTTCATTGCCATTCCTCGGCGATGCGCAGGTGCTCCCGCAGCAGATCCACGTCGATGCGCGCGAACATCGTGGCGTTTTCCGTCTTGTACGCCTGCCATTGCTTCCAGTCCGCGGCGTAGTCCTTCTCGATGACCGGATCAATGAGCTCTATGTGGAACCTCCGGCCCATGTCGTCGGTCAGGTCGACGATGAGCCAGCAGTCTTCCAGTGTGTCGCGCACCTGGACCTTCACGATCTTGACCGTGTGCGCGTACTGCCAGCCGTTGTCGTAGCCGACGGATTTCCAGAGCAGCCAGAAATCGGAGCCGGTGTGCTTGCCCTGGGCGTCGAAATGCGGCGCCAGCCGCGTGACGGTGAAGGAATCGACCAGGTCGGCGAGGATGCGCTTGCCGTCCTCGCCATAGACCTCCATCCGGCTGCCGCGTTCGTTGAAGAGCCGCAACAGCCCCTGCAACCGCTCTTTCTCTCGCGCGATGAATTCCTTCACCGGACCACCTCCTCGATCTTCCGCCCATCGGGCAGCACCGTGATACCTCGACTCGTGAAACTCTTCAGAACCCGCTCGCGCTCGGCCTTGCTGCCGGTTACGATGTACTCGATGTTGTCTGGCAGCGTCACGGAGTACTTGAAAATCGTCTCGTTGCTCGAGCACCCCGCGAACCGCTTCCAATCGGCGGGCGCGCTGCCGCGTTGGTTCCGTACATAGTCGTCAGTCACCCGGCCGAAGGCGTCGTGGTCGTAGCTGACCGCGTCCAGGCGGCGCAGCAGACGCTTTTTGAAGTAGAGCCCCTGCGCCGTCGGCCGCCCGTCCGCGGGCAGCTTCTTGATGCGCGTGAAGAAGTAGCTCGCGCCGCCGGAGTCCATGTCCGACTCGGGGGACATGCCGCCCGGCGGTATGCCGATGCGCATCTTCTCGATGGTGCTCACCATCGCGCCGTTGTTCTCCAGCACCGACTCGATAAACGTGTCCATCTGGGCCCCGTTGGTGAGGCTGTGATGCAAGGCATGGCCCTTCAGTTGCCGTTCCAGGTCCTCGTCGGAGAGGTCGAAGCGGTACTGCTGCCGGTACCCGCCCGATAGCCGCCGGTCGAGAAACCCGTGCTGGTATTCGCCCTGCGGGTTGTAGCCGGGAAGCCGCGTCAGGTCGCGCACGCCGAGACGACCCTGCCAGTAATCCCGCAGGGACTGCACCCGCTCGGTCACGGAGGCGTCGCGGTCCTCGAGGCCCTTGAGTATCTGGCGGTAATCGTCCCGCTCGTCCGTCTTGGATACATAGGCCATCTTGCGCAGATACATCCACTCGGCGTGCTCGGGCAGGGCCGTCGACGCATCGATGCCAAGAGTCTCCAGCCGTTCCATCATGCCGGCCACGTCGTCGGGCGAGGCCCCCTTGGGGATCATCACCTCCAGCTCGCCCCGCTGGGCGTAGTGGTTCTGGTCCGTCCAGGGCCGGTAGCGCACGCGCGTGCCGTCGGGGAACGTCGCGGTATACTGCTCGCCGGTCTTCATGCGCCGGCCGCGAAACAGCTCACTGTTCGGCGCGGCGTCATCCTGCACAATGACCTCGCCCTTGCTAAGCGATCGCAGCGTGTTCTCCACGCCACCCTTGTGGACCGTGAAAGCCGCCTCGGACTGCTTGCGCTCGGTCTCCTTCTTGCGGAGATACTGGGCCAGCTCGCCATCGGTGCGTCGCTTGGCCTGGTGGGACGCGTCGATTTCATCCAGCCAGGCGAGATAGCCTTGGGCCATGTCCCGCACCTCGGGGTCGTCGCTTCCGGCCAGTTCCTTCAACGTCTTTTTGTGCTTGAGGGCTTTTTCAATGGATGTGGCGTTGTACTGCCCGTCCTGCTGGTGGTGATTGACCGTCTTCACCGCACCGAGGATGTCCTCGTAGAACCCATCCTCATCGAGCGGTTTCCCTATCCGCTGCGGCGCGCCGGTCAGGTCCCCCTTGCGCAGACCAGCCAGAAGCTTGGCCTCGGCTTCGGGGCGAAGTTTCATCTTCATGACCGTGCGCTTTTGACCCTGCGAGGTCTCCGTGAACACCAGCGCGTTCTGATCCTCGATATCGTCGAGATCCACCGGCAGCGTCTTGCCCTGCCAGCCGAGCGCCTCGGCCTCGCGGACCAGCGCCTCCTCCGCCGGACCGAAGCGCTTGGCCTTGCCGGGCGGGGCGCCCTTCAGGAAACGGAACTGCGGGTCGTTCAGGACGTCACCATAGTAGGACTCAAAATCCCGGCGGAGGGTGTGTTTGCGCTCCAGCGCCTGGGTGTAGAAATGCTGGACCTTGGTCTGGTCGCCGCCGAACCGCCCTTCGGCGTAGGGGCGCAGGATGGCGAGGTAGTCCTTGTCGGAGATCTTCTCGACCTCCTCGATGGCCCGCAGCGTCGCGGCGGGATCAAACTTGACCCGGCCCTCCTTGGCCGCGCGAAAGACCGTGTCGTAATAGGGCTCCTGCTCGCCGTGGACCTGGTTCGGGTGGTAATCGAGCGCCAGCCGGTCCTGTCCCAGGAACTTGAAGGCCTGTCCCTTGTCGATGCCGTAGACACGGCCGTCCTGGGCCCGGATAAACTGCTTGGAATGCCCGTCGTGGTTGGCGACCAGCCAGTCGACGACGTGTTCGCGCTGGATCTGCTCGAGTTCGAGCGTGGTCAGGTTTTCCGGGAGCGTGTTGCGAAAGTCGAAGTCGTCCTTGAGGTCCGTGCGCCATTTCTGGATCGAGCCGGTCCGGCCGTTCAGACGGATGGTCCGCACCTCGATGGCGTCCGGGTCGATCAGGCGGCCAATCCGGTAGGCGGCCTCCTCACCGTGGGCGATAAAGTCGTCGGACGCCTTGCCGATGGGTTTGAAGAGCCATTTGTGGCCGTTCTCGTCCGTCCAGAACTCCTTCTCGTGTGCGCCGCCCACCTGCGCCTTGCCGGCGGGCTTGAACTTGCCCGGTTGCCCTTTCTCCCGCCACGCCGCGTCGATGGCATCAAATTCCGTGCCCTTCCTCGTGGGCTTCGGGATGGACACGGGCGCGGCTTCCGGCTGGGGCGTCGGCTTCGTGGGTTTTGTCTCGGGCGTGCCCGCCGCCTTGCCGCTCTTCTTGTACTTTTCCTGGTGCGCGATGTAGCCCGCATCGAGCTTTGCCTGGACGGCGGCGACCTTGGCCGGGTCGGTCTCGCTCAGCAGCGTGATGAAGTCTTCCTTGGATCCCCACTGCCAGTGTGCGACCTTGGATTCCTTGGCGAGTTTCTTGAGGTCCGCGGCCTTCATCGCGGAGAGTTGGTCGGTGAAGAGCTTCTTCTTGACCGCCAGCGTGTCGGCGAAGCCGTTCAATTCCTCCTTGGACACGAGGCCGCCCTCGGAAAACGCCTGTTCGGCCTTCGTGACCGACGCCAGGAACTGCTGGAAGTCCGCCGGATTGGCCGGGACGACGACCTCGGCCACGCTCGCCGAAATCTTGGCCTTGACCTGCTGCACCGCCGCCTGCTGGGCTTCCTGCGCAGCCTTCTGGGCCAGCTGCTGGCCCGCCTTTTTCTGGAGCGCCTCGACCAGCTGCTGCTTGTTCTTCAGCACCCCAATGCCGTGCTTCTGTTTCGCGGCGATAAGGTCCTGGCCGCTCAGGCCGCTGTGGTCGATGCCCGGCGCGATCGTGTCCAGCAGCTCGATGGTGTCCTGCTTGGTCATGTTGAGCGAGATGCCCTCGGCCTTGGCCATCTCCTTGAGCTGCGACACGGGCATCGCGGCCAGATCCGGCAGGGGCGCGACCTTGGCCATCTGCTTCGCGGCGATCGTGGCGTGCTGCAGCGCGGCCTGCTTCTGCGCGAGCAGAGCGACGAGCTCCTGCTTGCTGCGGAGCGCGCCGATCTTGTGCTGGGCCAGCTTGGCGTGGAGTGCCGCCCCGGCAAGGCCCGAATGGTCAATGCCCGGCTCCGCCAGGTCGAGCAGGGCGAGGTGTTCCGCCTTGGTCCGCGCCACGGACACGCCGTTCTGCTTGGCGAGCGTCTTGAGTTGCGCCGCGGTCAGTTGCTCGAGGTCCTGCGGGCCGCCCTTCTCGAAAGCCGCTTTGAGGGTGGAAGCCTCCTTGGCCGCGGCATCGGCCATGCCCTCGAGTACATGCGGCGGCAGGATGCAGGCGTCGCCCGGCTCGGCGGCTTCGGCGGCCTGCGCGGACATCGCCGCGCTGCCGCATATGACCAGGGGTTTGGCGACGATGTTCGTGCAGCGGCAATGCGGATGCGCGGGCTGCGGGGGGAACGTGTCTATCGGAAAGATCTTGCCGTCCAGGCCGCCGCAGACCGGACACATCCGCTCGTCATCCATGGCGAGCCATTCCAGCCGCTGGACGCCGACCCGCTGGTGAAACTTGAGCCGCCCCATGTTGTGGGCACGCAGGACCTCGGTCCGCGCGATCATCTCCATCCGGTACTGCGCCTTGCTGAACACCTTCGTGCCGGCGTGGCGGAAGGACTCCTTATCCACGACGACCTCGCCCAGGTCGCGCACGATGTCGCCCGCGCCCTTGCCCGTGGCGATGCCAGACAGCAGTGTGCGCTTGATGCCGTCAGCCAGTTCGCGGTGAATGTCTCCGGCCAGCGTCAGGTTGTACTGCGTGAGGAAGTCGAGCGCGTCGGTATCGACTATCTGGAAGACCTTCGTCGCGAGCTTGTCGATGCCGCCGGGCGTGAGGTCGGCGTAGAAGGGCAGCGCGGCGTCGGCCAGTTCGCCGATGCCAGCCGCGATGCCCGAACCGAAGGATTCCTTCGTGCTCCGGCGGAAGGCCAGCGTCTGATCGCGTTTGACACGCTTCAATGCCTCATCGATCTCGGCCTGAAGTTTCTCCAGTCCCTTGAGCGCGGCCAACTTGTTCTCCGGCAACGAGGCGGGACTGCCGTAACGCTGGATGCTCGCCTTCACCTCGCCCTCAGCCTGTTTCAGTGCCTGGGTGAGACCGGCCGCCATGGTGTCGGTATAGCGGTCGCGCGCCTTCAGGCTCTTGAGCGTCGCCGCCTGAATGCGCGCCTTGAGGTCAGAAGGCATCAACCCAGCTCCCGGCGATCCAGAAACCGGCACGCGGGCGCGTCGAAGGCGCGGTCAGCGTTGTGCACCCGGCAGCGGTTAGTCTCCGCTGCGAAGTGGGAACACTCGTCGCAGATCGCCCCGGACACCGCCGTCGCGGTCATGCCTGCCGGGTAGCCGTGGGCCGCCTCCGTCGCGGGAAGCGCCATTTCCTCGTCCGGGATGCCCAGCATCTTGCGGGCTTGCGGGACGCCGAGGATGCCCGCGATCACCATGTCCGTGACCGGCTTCACCTGTCGCTCGTCCATCAGGTCCACGTGGCGACGCTCGCTCTCGCGGTTGGACGCCTCGATATCCGGGTCGAGGTCCATCTTGAGCTGCAGGCTGGAACGGCTGATGAGCTTGCGGTCGTACAGTTCGATCAGGAGCTTTTTGAAATCGACCGCGTCGCTCGGGTCCAAGTCGTTGAAGAGGAACTGGAGGCTCTTGTCCGCATGGCCGTGGAGCTGCATCCAGTCGTCGAAGATCCAGTCCAGCACTTGCCGCGCGGCCTGTTTGATCTCCCGGATCATGACCATCATCTTCTGCATGCTGACCGAGGCCGTGGCGAAGTTCGGTCCGTCGCCGGCCACCAGCGAGCGGGACAACCCCAGCGCGACGACGATGTCTTCCTTGACCTCTTTGACCTTGTCCTCGACGTTAAGCGCGTGGCCCTCGGCCCCGTGCGTCTCGACGGTCACGTAGAACGGCGCGACCAGGCCGCTCTTCAGGTCCATCTTGTTGACCATGTCGCGGACCTGTTCGAGCATCTTCTGGTCGGGCATGACCATCTTCTGGCCGAAGGCGCCGCCCACCTTGATGAGCCGGAACGGCGTGGCCCACCGCTTGGCGATGGCGCGTTCGGCCCGGCGGTAGTCGCGGAGGAGTTCGATGGACTGGAAGGCGGACAGAACAAGCGAGTTGCCCCGCGGCGAGAAGGCCGGCGCGTCCCATTTAAGGTGAAGCACCTGCTCGGGCGGCAGGTCGATGGCCTCGGCGCCCGGCGAGTTCTCCGGCGCCTGCTGGACCTCGATCAGCTCGCCGTCGGCGTATTTCACCTTGACCGACACCGGATTGACGCAGACGACCTCCGCGATATCCGTGCCGTCCTTCGTGTACCGTTTGAAGCCGACCGCATCGCCCTTGACCAGCAGCTGGAGCACCATGTCCTTGACGAAGGAGGTGACCTTGAGGCGGTCCGCGGCCTCGATGGCGGCCCACTTGAGGTTCTCGTCCTCGGCGGCATACTTGATCTCATCGCCCACAGCGAACGTCCGCCACGAATTGACGCAGTTCTTGACCAACGGCTCTTCGAGGTAATACTCCCAGGCCCGCCGCGCCCGGTCGTCCCAATTGCCCGGGACCGCCTCGCCAGGATGCAGCGCGCTGAAGGTCGCGGCGTCCAGCGCCGCCACCGTGGCCAGCGGGGCTTCCGCAACAGCTTGCGTGGAAAGGCCTTCTGTGGCCTCGATGGGGGTAGTGAGGGCTTCCATCCGACGTCCTCCGGCAAGAGCCAACCTTGGCCCACACACGCCGCCTGTCGGGGGCATGCGCTGGGCCTCGGTGGTTACTTACCGGGGAATTGGGGAAAGTGTCGGCCACGACACCTTCCCTTAGTCTTGACAAGAGAGCTTACAGCCTGTAATATTTATTACAGGAGTAGCCCCGATCCGGAATAATTCTCGACAGGATTTGCGATGATAGAGACAATCAAGAGTATTCTGCTCGACTATCAAGAGGCCCGCCTCGAAACGGGAGTCCCCCGCCGGCTGCGGGTGCAATCGGCGCATGGCAAAGCCACCGTTTGCATTGGCGTGCGCCGCAGCGGCAAGTCCACCTATCTATTCCAGAT